TACTGATTTTTATGATTTAGGTACTACGGTTAAACGATGGAACACGGTTAGAACAAAAACACTTATTGCTGAAACAATCGAAGGTGTGTTGACTGGTAACATTGTAGGTAATTCTTCAACAGCAACTAACTTAAAATTCACAACAACATTTAAGATGGAAGGGGATGTAACATCTCCTAACATTCTATTCGACGGACAGGTTGGTGGATTAACAAAAACTTTTACAACTTCATTAACCTCTGGAATTATCAGCAGCAAGGCAGAACCTTTTCCTAATTTATCAAATAAGACAGACTTTGTATTAGTTTACAGAAGTTCAGAAGGTTTGCAGAAACAAACTAGAGATGTTTTTGTAGGAGATCTTGCAGTTCCAATGGGAGGAATTATTCCTTATGCAGGAACAGAAGCTCCGTACGGTTATTTGTTGTGCGACGGCAGTGAAGTTGAACGAACAAAATACAGCGACTTATATGACATTGTAGGTACAACTTTTAACGGTGCAGTTCCATTAGTGGGTGTTAATACATTTAGATTACCAGATCTTAGAGGTAGATTCCCGCTAGGTAAAGATAACATGGATAATGCAGGAACCGTTCCAAACAGCACAGGCGGGTATGTAGATGCTGGTGGCGGAAATATTGACAGAGTTTCTGGTACAGCACCTGATAACTTAGGCGACGGTGGCGGCCAAAGTTCAAACTCTTTAACGGTGTCAAACTTGCCTGATCATGAACATAGTATGAAAGGATCAACAGGGCAGCAATATTATGCAACAAGAGTTGATAGTGCTATTCCAACAGATACAGGTTCATTATCAGACAAAGGTCCTACGACCGTTGGTCAGAGCCAGTATATTCCAAGTAGCGGTGGTATTAAAACTGCCGGATCGTTAGGACAAGCATTTTCAGTGATGAATCCTTTCTTAACATTAAATTATATTATTCGATCTGGTCCGCCAGCATTCTAAGGTAAACACATATGGCATATACAATAAACAAAAGTGATGGAACAATTTTAGCTACCGTAGCAGACGGGCAGATTGATACATTATCTTCTGACATAACTCTTGTTGGTAAGAACTACAGCGGGTTTGGCGAAGCACTTAACGAAAATTTAATTAAGATATTAGAAAATTTTTCTAGCACAGCAGCTCCTACACACCCAATTAGAGGGCAAATTTGGTTTGATGTTAATGAATTAAAGTTAAAAGTATATAACGGTAACGGCTTTGTTCCAGTTAGTTCAGCGACGATATCGGGAACACAGCCACTTAATTTAGGTGTTGGTGATCTGTGGTTTAATGATATTGATAAACAACTTTATTTTTACGACGGAACTAATACAATTTTGCTCGGCCCGGATTATTCTGCAAGTCAAGGACTTAGCGGATTAAGAGTGGCAAATATACTAGACTCATTAAATCAAAATCGAGTTATTACTTATTTGTATACTAACGGAATTTTATTAGGAATATTTTCTAAAGATTCGTTCACGCCAAAACTACCTATCAGCGGATTTAGCGGTAGCATTGAGCCAGGCTTTAATGCCGGAACATTACCGGGCATAAAGTTTAATGTTACAGCAACTAACTCAGATAAACTAGGTAATCAACCTGCAAGCTCGTATGTTAGAAATGATACTTCAAACATTGTCAACGGACAGATTATTATCTCGTCTAATTTGGGATTGATTATTGGTGATGCAAATCAAGGACAATTTCAAGTACAAGACGGTAACTTAGTTATTGCTAACATTGCTTCTAATAAAAATATTACATTAAACGTTAGACGAGATGTTATTGCTGAACCAGCGTTGATTATTGAATCTGCTGCTAGAAAAATTTCTTTATATGCAGATTACCCAACCAGTGAAGTTGAGGTAGGTGGAAGTTTAATAGTTCAGGGAGACTTAACGGTCAACGGAGATGTGGTAACCGTTAATACAAGTACGGTTACCGTTGAAGATAAAAATATAGTCTTAGCAAAACAAACAGGAATTACTCCCTCTGATGGTAATGCAGCTGCCGGCGGAATGATATTACAAGGTGCATCAAGCCATATATTTCTATGGCATGACGTAGGCCAAGCAGCGGTTCCTGCTACTGCGGGAGCATTATCCGAAGGCTATAATGATTCATTGCCTGCTCTTGCAAGTCAAGCATGGACTAGCTCTGAACATATTAATTTAGCATCTGGAAAAGAATTAAAGATTAACGGAGTTACGGTATTATCTGCTACTGCACTTGGGGCAGGAATAACAAGCATTCCGGGCGTAACTAGTTTTGGTACTCAAACATTGCTGACCATTGGCCCAGAACTTCCTCCGGCAAGTGGTAATCCTCCAACTCCATATATGAGATTGCAGGATAATAGAATTTCAACTTTGATTACAAATCAAGACTTAGAATTAGCACCTGACGGTACAGGAAACATAGTATTAATAGGTAGTCCAAAAATTACTGGATTATCTAATCCTACTGATGCTCAAGATGCATCAACTAAGGAATATGTTGACAATACCGTTGAAACAAGAAGTTTAGCATTTAGCATGGACATCTCGGATGGTATTGCTAACTCTGGTATAGCAGCATTATTAGAACAAATTGCTCCTGTTGCGGAATATAGAAACGGCACAATTGCTAGAATTCTGTGTTCTCTAGCAGTAAATGGAACTACAAACTTAGATATTAACACGCTGACATCAACTAGTTCTACAGAATTTGTAACCCCAACTGGCACAGCATTTGGTCTAAACAACATATCGTTCTCAACTGCTACTATTGCAGCTCCTGGAATTGGTGTTTCTAGAACGGTAAAAACTTTTCAAATTATAAGCGGCGCATGGACATTTGTATCTTAATGATTAAATATGTAGGGAGCGATTAATGGCATATATTATAAACAGGTTTGACGGCACACAATTAGTAGTGCTAGAAGATGGAACGTTAGACACATCCACGAGCTTAGGCCTGTTGGGTCGTAACTATACGGGTTACGGTGAAGTACAAAATGAAAATTTCTTATTTCTTTTAGAAAATTTTTCTAACCAAAGCCCACCTGCAAGACCAGTTTCGGGACAATTATGGTATGATACAACAACTAACTCTCTGAATGTTTATAGCGGAACAGATTGGGGACCAGTTGGATCGGCAGTAGTATCAAATACAGAACCAACTGGATTCAATGGAGGACTTTGGTATAAAACATCCACTGATCAATTATTTGTCTTTGAAGATGGATTTTGGAAACTAATTGGTCCCGAAGGAATTGAAGGATTTGGTGCTACTAAACTTAGAGCTAGGTCGGTATTAGATACTGGTAACGTTAATCGAGCTATATTAGAGTTATTAGTAGATGGAAATACTTTAGCTGTATCTTCTAATATTAATTTTATATTAAATGATGTAAACCCCATTGCCGGATTTTCGGAAATCAATGCCGGTATTAACATATCAAGTACTAAAAGTTTTTCAGGAAGTTTAATAGGAAATGCAGAATCTGCAAGTAGATTAAACCCGGGTCGTTTGATTAATGGTGTGTATTTTGATGGTCAAACAGATATCACTATAACCTCTAGTACAACAGGATTACTGACAAGAGGAACTTATCTAACAGGATCTAACTTTAACGGATCCACAGCAACTACATGGTCAGTAGATGCAACGTCGTCAAATGTTATTGGCAAAGTGGTTGCTAGAGATAGTGCCGGAGATTTTAGTGCAGGAACTATCACTGCAAATTTAATAGGTAATGTCACCGGAAATGTAACGGCCACTACAGGCACAAGTCAATTTAACAGAGTTGAAGCAACAGAATTTGTAGGAGCAACATTATCGGGAAATTCTTTTACAACAACTAGGTTACAAACAGGTAGAACCATAAATGGAATTTTATTTGATGGTACACAAAATATAACAATTCCTGTGGCAGCAAGTGATGTAACAGGAACAATATTATCATCAAACGTAGTAGATTCATCATTAACTTCTCTTGGTACTTTAGTAGGCTTAGATGTTAGTTCGTCCGGCTACTTAACAATAGGCGGTCCAAGTCCATCATCGGCGCCTTTAGCAATAAGGTTGGATTCTGGAACAATTCCGTACGTAAAATCTAATTCTGGAATTGTAAACATAGAAATAGCTGATGCAACACAGCCTTCTTTATCTGCTTATTTTTCCTTTTCTAATTCCAATGAATCGTTAACTTTAGGCGGCTCCAGTGCTCCTTCTTTGATTCCTAATACAGACGGAGTATTAAATTTAGGAATATCTACAAGAAAATGGAACTATGTATATTCTAATTATTTTGTAGGAACGGCTACCTCAGCACAATATGCTGACTTAGCAGAAAATTACGTTGCAGATAGTTCGTATGAACCAGGAACGGTATTAGAGTTTAGTGGAAATTTTGAAGTTACAATAGCTGAAGATGCTACTAACAAGGTAGCCGGAGTAGTAACAACTAATCCCGCATACTTAATGAACTCTCATTGTCAGGGGGAGTTTGTCGCTGCAATTGCACTACAAGGCAGAACACCGTGTAAAGTAAGAGGAAATATCAAAAAAGGCGATATGCTAGTTAGTGGAGGTTCCGGATATGCGAGATCATCTAGAAATCCCGGGATAGGCACTATTATTGGCAAAGCATTGCAAGATTTTTCGGGAATAGAAGGCATAATTGAAGTAGCAGTGGGTAGGATTTAAATGAAGCTATTTGCGATAAATAATAGTTATAATGGAGTTGATCAATGGCATATCAAGTAGATAGATTTAATGGGACGTTTTTAGTATCCGTAGATGACGGTACCATTGATACCACCACTGATTTACGCTTTGTAGGTAAAAATTACGCTGGTTACGGCGAAGTACAAAACGAGAATTTTTTACATTTATTAGAAAATTTTGCAAATACCAGTGCGCCCCCTAAAGTAATAGCAGGCCAAATTTGGTACGATAGCGGAAATAAAAAATTAAAATTTTATGATGGTAGTCAATTTAGAACAGCTAGTGGAGCAGAAGTAGGCCCCACAGCACCAAGCGGGCTACAAGCAGGAGATTTTTGGTTTGATACAAGTGCAGAACAATTATATGCATGGAATGGTATAGATTTTGTTTTAATTGGGCCAGAAACAGCACCAGATTTGGGTGCTAGTGCAGTTATATCTCAAGTTGTTAAGGATACATTAGGAAACAATCACACAATTGTTAAGTTTAATTCTGGCGGGGATACAATAACGATTGTGAGTAAAGACGCATTTACACTGAACAGCGTCATTAACCCAATTACTGGATTTAGTATAATTAAGAAAGGTGTTAATTTAGTTAATACCAACGGTACTACAGGAGTAACAGCCACTGACCATTTCTATTGGGGTACCGCAAGCAACGCTGCTAGATTAGGTGGTTACCTTGCTAGCGATTATATTAGAACAGGCGAGATTTCTTTTAGCCAAGAGATTAGTTTTAGTGACTCTGGATTTGTTTTGGGAGACCAAAATGATATTAGATTTAGGGTAGAAAACGGTGACGAACCAGTAATTGAAAACCGTTTAGGTAATACAATTACCATGCGTATTAGGGTTTCAGATAGCGACTTAAGGAATGTTGCTATTTTCACCTCCGCAGCAATACTTCCAGGCGCAAATAACTTTTTTAATATTGGTAGCTCAACAAGTAGATATGCAAATATCTATGCTACTACGTTTCTAGGAAATGTTACAGGAAATGTCACAGGTGATTTAACTGGAATACATACAGGAAATTTAAAAGCAACTGATAACTCTACAGCGTTTGATGCTGACACAAAAACATTTAACGGTGCGTTTTCAGGAACTTTAACAGGAAACGTTATCGGTAGTGTGACAGGAACTGCAACTAATGCGTTAACTTTAAATAGTTTAGTAGGAGAGTTGGGTGCCGTAAACAATTCTATTGCACTTAGAGATGGTTCTGCTAACATTACAGCAAATAGATTTATTGGCGTTACTGATAAAGCAGACAGAATTAAAATTGATAATGCAGCGACAGATACAGATCCTTCTTACAGAACAGCAAAAACAACAGCAACGGCTAATTCTATAGCAGCGAGAGATAGTTCTGGGAACATTACAGCAAACTTGTTCCAAGGAACAGCTACAGCAGCTCAATATGCTGACCTTGCTGAAAAATACTTAGCTGATAAAGAATATGAAGTTGGTACCGTTGTTGTTATCGGTGGCGACAAAGAAGTTACTGCTTGTAAATATGGCGATAGAGCTATTGGAGTAGTTTCAGCTAATCCTGCGTTCATGATGAATAAAGATTTAGAAGGTGGTGTATATATTGCCCTCAAAGGCCGAGTTCCGGTCAGAGTAGTTGGAGCAGTAGCTAAAGGCCAGCGATTAATTGCTTCTAGCAACGGATGTGCAGTTGGAGCAGTTCCTCACGCTAATGATGTATTTGCTATTGCGTTAGAAACAAATAGCGATTCATCAGAAAAAATTGTTGAAGCGGTAATATTATAAGGAAGAATTATGCCAGTCGGTGATATAATTTCGGCAACAGATTACAATACGATTCGTACTAAAATCATAAATGTGATGTCAACTGGTGCTGGAAATACGGGGTATGGACAGAATACATTTAGTTCACTTGTGTCTTCTGGAAATTCTGTTACGAAAGCACAATGGGATCTTCTTCGTTACGATATTTACAATGCTGTACTTCATCAAACAGGATCAGCCCCTGCAATAACAACCGTTGCAGTAGGAGATGTAATTCGATACGGAGCAGCTAATCCTAATTTTCAATACAATACATTAGCAGATCAAGCTATATCAAATCGATTTGATTTGGGAACCGGCCAGTTTGTAACTGAAGGAATTGGATCTACGACCTTTACAAGTTCATGGGCAAGTTCTGTTAGTTGTACTGCTACAATTAATTTTAATACTGCTGAACAAGCAAGATTCTTTTTTAATGCAGGTGGCAAAATTAGATTTTCTAGTTCTAGAACTGGTGGAAACTCAGAAGCACAGAATTCTGCGTGGAGCAATTTGTTAGCTACTGCTGGTACGCAAAGTTTTGGCGGAAATAGTCCAGCAATTAATTTCTTTAATTTAACTAACTCTTTCCAACAATTTTATTCTTTATCTGCTAGTAGTCCTTATTCTGCTAATAGATGGAAGTTAGAAGCTTCGTGTAACGTACCTAATAATTCAGCAGGAACTGCAAGTATTGTTACATTTAGGATTACTTGGGTTGACGATTATGTTGACTCATCGGGTCCGTTTGTTCCTCCTGGGGATCTAGTTGATGGTACACTAAGTCTTGTAGTTGATTCGGTTAGAGCATACGGAGTATTACAACCAACTGGCACAGCTGGTAGTTTTAATTCTCCAGGACCAATATTATCCCCAACGCCTGGCGCATCGTCAGTAGGCGCAATCTCCGGCAGTTAATTTTTACTCCTGTTAATTACCACATAAATAATGTGCGTATTTAATAGGAGATCTCATGGACGAACGTCTACAAAAAGCCTTAGACTTTTCTAATTATAGACAAACTCTAGCGATACAACGCAAAACCCTCAAAGAAAAAATCAATGCTAAATTAATCTACGGGTGCCAGGGCGGACTTTTTAAAATTGATAGATCCTTAATTACTTTTGTTCAAATGTTAATTGATCAGGGAAGATTTGAAAACGTTCCCTTGATTGACATGAATGAAAACCCAATACTAATACCAAACTTAAATGATTTTAGAGACGAAATATTAGATAGATATTTTACTTCAACATATGAATATTATGAAGAATATCAAAAAATTAAATCTAGTAGAACGGTAGAGAAATTATTAGATCTATGAAACACGGAGTATTGATATTCGCACACAATAATCCTAACATTGACTATGGATTGATGGCCATAATTGCGGGCGGCCTAGCTAAAAAAAATCTTAACGTTTCCGTTAGCTTGGTAACTGATAAATGGACCGTCGATTGGTTAAAACAATCTGAAAATTTTTTAAAAGCAGAATCTATTTTTGATAACATAATCCAAGTAGAAAAACCAGTAACAAAAAACACACGTAAACTTCATGATGGGTTTCATAGTCAAACTATTCCATTTGAGAATTCTAACAGATTTTCTGCATGGGATTTAAGTCCTTATGATAAAACTCTTTTAATTGACAGCGACTATTTAATTTTTTCAAATACTCTAAATGAATATTGGAATGTTGATGCTCCTATAATGATGGCACATTCTATGAATGATATTATAGGAGACCGTGTAGGCATCTTAGATCAACGAGTAAGCGAAACTGGGGTACATATGTTTTGGGCCACAACGGTGATGTTTGATAAGAGCCAAGAGAGTCGATTCTTTTTTCAGTTAGTTAATTTTATAAAAGACAACTATCGATATTATGCTGATCTGTTTAGATTTAATCCTAAACAATTTAGAAATGACATTGCATTTAGTATTGCAAAACACATAATGAATGGATTTGAAACAGAATTTGTTTATACGCTACCACCAGTTCTAAGTGTATTTGACAAAGACATGTTAATAGATATAAAAGATCAAAATTTAATCTATCTTCTCGACAAGCCGTTAGATTGTGGAAATTTTTGGGGAGCAGTAACAAGTGGAACAGATGTCCATGTTATGAATAAACAAAGTATTATTCGGCACAAAGATGCCTTACTGGGGATGATATGACATTTGGGTATTTAATAATCGTCTCTACAAATACAGATATTGATTATCTTAAATGTGCATATGCGGCAGCATTATCAATTAAGAACACACAAAAGCCAGGATATGATCAAGTTGCTTTGGTAACCAACGACGTAGAATCTGTAAAAAATTTAAAAAGTCCTTGGGTTTTTGATCACGTTATAAAATGGGATCAAGAAACTTTTTGGAATGGTAGAAGTTGGATGGATAAATTAACTCCCTTCGATAACACCGTGTGTATAGATGCAGACATGTTGTTTTTAAGAGATTATAGTCACTGGATTGAATATTTTTTAGAAAATAATGAATTGTACTTGACCAATAAAGCATTTACCTATAGAGGAGAATTGGTCACTAATGATTTTTATAGAAAAGCATTTACTAAAAATGATCTTCCTAATATCTATTCAATGTTTACTTTTTTTAAGAAAGATTCAGAATTAGTATCTGAGTTTTTTACGTTAGGTAGATATGTCTTGAAAAATCCAAACGAATTTAAAAATTTGTACATGACTAACCATAAACCAAAAGTTATTGGCACTGATGAAGCATTTGCTCTATCTGCAAAGTTGTTAGATATTGCAGATAGTGTTGCATATGATTTAGATTTTCCTAAGTTAGTTCACATGAAACCTATGATTCAAAATTGGCCGTGGACAGCTGAAAAAGTTACCGAACATGCAGGATTCTATCTAACTCCTCAAGGTAAATTAAAAATAGGAAATTATCAACAACATGATATTATACATTATGTTGAAAAAGATTTAGTAACTGAAGAAATTATTAACTTGTTAGAGGAAATAGCATGGAACAAGAATTAATGGATTTCGACGAATGGATCAAATTACAACAAAATAGACATATAGTTTATGCAGCAGTATATAATGATGAAGGCGATGTTATTAGTGTAGGACCTGATCATAGTTTTACCGGGTCAACTAATAAAATAGAAATTGATGACGAAATTGCTCTTGCAATTCTTGAAGGCAGAGAGACAATGTTTTCTTACAAAGTTGACATTAGAACAAAGACATTTCTAAAAATAAGTAATTTCTTAACTCATAGCCTTACAAAGATTGATGATGTACTGCATAGAATAATTGATTCAAAATGGTCAAGTTTGTCTAATACTGACGTATCTGTATCTTATAATAAACGCAGTTCCGAGTTAACTTTTTCTATAAATTTAAAATATAAAAAATTAATTTTAGAAGGCGAAACTGAAATGAATTTCCTTTTAACAGAATACAATGATCCTAATATTTTATTAGGTATGATTAGCTTTAGAGTAGGTGATTTGGTCTCTCAAGACAAAGTATGTAAAGTTGATCTTCCTAATAAGTTTAGTATCTACACAAGAAGAATATTTGATACTTATGTATTTGACACGATATGAAAACAATTGAACTAGACATTGTATTTTTAAGTTATGACGAGCCTAACGCAGACGAACATTATGCTGACTTGTGTAATAAAGTTCCTTGGGCTAAACGTGTACACGGAGTTAAGGGTAGCGATGCAGCTCATAAAACTGCTGCCGAAATGTCTGAGACTGACTGGGTAATAACCGTTGATGCAGATAATATTGTTGATCCAAAATTTTTTAACTTAGAAATTGACACAGAAAATCCCAATTTAAAAGTTTACAGCTGGTTGGCTAAGAATAAAATTAACGGACTTCTATACGGTAATGGCGGTTTAAAAATATGGCGTAAAGAATTTATTCTAGACATGAAAACCCATGAAGCTAGTGACAGCGATCGAGCCCAAGTAGATTTTTGTTGGGAAGATGGTTATCGTCAGTTTAAAGAATGTTATAGTGAAACGGTAGTGACGGGCTCACCGTTCCAAGCATGGCGGGCAGGATTCCGAGAAGGTGTTAAGATGACTCTGCTTGACGGAGTTAAAGTTCCTCCTGACGAAATAGAACATCGTGTGTGGTGGCACAATCTTCATAGACTTA